CGTCTTGCTGATTCAAAAAACGATCCATGTCTTCGCCTTCGACCTGTATAAATATTTTGCTCACCCTGTTACCTCCGCACTGAAATTTTCCCGGAACTGATCAACGCCTGGATCGCCGATGGCTTTAACGTCGCGTGCTCGGCTTATTTCTTTCGACGAGTAGCCGCCGAGCCCATTGATGAACTCATGACCCGTCAATTTATTTTTATAGGTGACGTGCTCTTCAGTGCCGTCTTGCACCTCGGCCCAAGTTTCAAGCAGCTCAGGGATAAACAGGTGCTTGTCGCAGGCAAGTCGTTGATCCTCGACGCTAATATCTTTCTTATGACGAGCGCATGACCATCTCGCATCGCCATCGATCTCTGCTGTCGCGAAAGCACAGGTGCGGCAGCTCAGTGCGGGCGTCTCATAGCCGTGGCAGAGGAAGCTGTGGTCGCAGAATTTGCACTTGTAGAATGAAGGATCGTTGCTAATCCCCTCGGGCGGCCGATCGCTTGTGATGATGTGCTCGGCCTTGCGGATTAGAGCCTCCGCAGCAGGCTTGTCGTACTCGACGCGCTCGTAGTACAGCGCATCGTTATTCTTATTGACTGCCTGGTAAAACGCCCAAGGTAAATCCATTAGATGCATATAGACTTGCATCTGCGCGTAATGCTCGGGCTTTGACTTTTCGACGCCTTTCTTCTGTACGTCTTCGAAACTTTTTGCAGCGTGCGTCTTTTGCTCAGAGACGTGCGGTACTTGCGGAGCTTCCCGCAGCCCCATCACCACGCCGTCTAAGCTGCCTCCGAAATGACCACCGACTGCCTCAACCCTGAATTGCTGCTTAGTATCAGGATCGACATCCCAGACCGTTACGCCGGCCTGAGTGAGCAGATGATTGAACCAATCCTCTTCGCGGGCTCCGCGTGCAAAAAGGCGCAACAGACGCGCTTTGTGAACAACGACGGTCCCCCATCGAAAACTAAACCAAAGTTCGCGCTTGCACTCCCGGCCAATGATCGATCCGCCGAGGTGAGCCCGGCCACCATCGGTGGCCTGACCCGACTCAAGCGCTCGCTCCACGGCGTTGAGGGTAGTATCCGCTGGCTCTGGTAATGCCACCATGCCTACTCCCAAGGCTTCTTGCCAGCAGGGGCTGTTGCGGGCTCTGGAGTGGCAGCAGGGGCAGTAGAAGGCGCGGCAGCAGGGGTCGCGACAGCCTGCAATGCATCGGCTGGGGAGTACGCTTTGATCTCGTTAGATGCTGCATAATCACCATTCGCTGGCTGTATTGCGACCTTTATGGTCATTGGCTTATGGTGCAGCTCTTCGCTGTCACCGATTGCACTTTTCCCCACCGCCCGACAAATGCTGGAAAGATCCCGCTGCGCAATCTCCACGGCTTTAGGGTTAGGGTTGTCAAGATTTAGCCTAGAACGTATCCACTTACCGGCGTACTGGTTGTCGATTACTTCAAACTTTAGCTCTAGGTAATTGCCAGTTCCTGCTTTCGTGGGCTTCATTTCACTGTCGATAATGACAGCCTTGTACAAGCCCTCTGGGATCGGGTCGTACTTGCTGGACTCGTCAGTGAAGCTAACTTCATCTGCTTGAAAACTTAGTGTCGCCATTTTTACTTCTCCGTACTTGTTGCGTTAACGATTGCTTGTTCGAAGGCTGCCCAGGTGAGGTCGATCTCATCAGGTAAGCCGTATCGATTCTTTGCGATGTACCCAGGCGTTTCTGTGGTGCAGAGCACGCGCTCGCCAGTGCTGATACCGCGCACTCGCGTCTGGTTAAATCCTTTGTCTTCTTTCTTGGTGATGATCTTGTGCTTCGCGAACAGCACGCTATCGACCGACTCTTGAATGAGCCCGCTGGCTTTTGCGTGCAGCTTGATCTCGTAGCGGTCATAAGACTCAGTGTCGGGGCTGTTGTAAGCGCGGATGTGCGTGTGCGCGATTAAGATCAACGACATGTTTTTGTGCATGCGCAGTGAGTTAATCGCAGCTAGAAACTCGCGCCAGTAATCAAGCGCGAAGACATAGCCTTTTCCGTAGCCAAACTCTTCAATCGACTTCTTGCCCTCGACTTGGCAGACCTTCTTCCAGATCAGAGGCTCTAAGTGATCAAGGCTATCGAGCACTAGCGTCTCGTAATCATGATCATGCTCAATCAGCGCGGTGATCGCTTCGATCAGCTCGTCATATGATTTCAGTAGCGGAAACGCAGACAGCTCAAGCGCACCTTCGCCGGCTTCAGTTTGTAAAAAGATCGGGTTAGGCGCGGCAGCCGCGAACGTGGTTTTACCCACGCCCGCAGAGCCGAATACGATCATGCTTGGCGGCTTCAGGCCGCTAGTCTTTTTGATTGCGGATAAATCGATAGCCATTAGATATCACCCCCTGTAATAGAAATGTTGGGCTTGGCAGGGGAGTGAGTGAAAGCTCTCGCGATCTTGCGGTACGTCTCTGGCTCGTTGCTGCGCAGATACTTCAAGCGAGCAACGTCGATCGTTTGCGTGAGTTTTAATGGCAGCATGTTCGCTGGCACACTTTCGCGAATTGCTTGCAGCGCAATGTCATCGAGCTTGTAGTTGTTTTTTGTGGTTAGCTTGATCTTCCGACCAAACGTTGTGGTGGTTGTCGCACTGCCTTCCTCACGTTGCGCGAGGTGCGGGATGAGCTGTCGCTCGATCTCTATGCGACGGGCCCGGCAGTTGTCTTCCAGCGTTTTTTGCTGGAGCCACTGTTCGGCTAGTACGTCAAGGTTGGGTTCGTTGTGTGAGGGTGTAACTTCGTTTCTGTTTGCATCCATCGTTCATCTCTCGTTTCATGTCGAAATGAGAGCATAAACGATTATTGTAATCGCTGTCTACCAAATGGTTACAATAATTTTAGGCGCGAATCTTATCGTTGATATACAGACCAAGAACAAGCGACTTCGAAAACAGATTTTGAGCTTTTGCTGTTGCCACCAACTCATCAACAAGGTGATCTGGAATTTGTTTGTTATAGATTCGATTGCCATGTCCCCAGAGCATGTGCGTCTTACGTACTTGGATGACGCAACTTGCTGTGCCTGTGCGTCGGAGGTTCTTTAGGAAGTCGTTGTTTTTCATGTGCTGCGCAACAAGTTGTTTGCGCGACCAAAAATCATGACAGGTCATGATTTGGCCTTGCCTTTCGTTACTGGCACAGCAAGGTTTGTCGCATGTGCCTTCACAGCAAGAGCCGACGTGCCAGATTTCCCATTCGCCTGTGCTACAACAATGATAATTCTCGTTCAAATAGATTTGGTCTATCGTATCCCGGACAAACTGTGATGCTAGTCTTTTAACCACTGGCTCCTGTAGCTCGCTTATTTTTCCCATGCTTTTTGTTTCCGTGACTTAATGAATAAATCTTTCACATTGAGCAGAGCTGCAAATTCTTCTTCCGTTAAGAGTTCAACGTCTAATAATTTCTGTATTCGATCGGAATCGCTTTTTGAGCGCGCGTTGTAGAACATTTCTTCAACGAGAAATGAGGGTTTAACGTTAAACAATTTGCACAATGCTGCAATGATTTCTTGGCTGGGGAGTCTGGTAGCGCCGAGCATTTTTGGCTGTTCCCACTTGGCGATTGCGTTGTGAGAAACTTTTACACCATTTTGTTCGAGCTCTTTAGCCATTTGCCGAAGGCTTAGACCTCGAGCTTGGCGTAGTTCTTGAATCCGCTGGTGAAACGGCACCCTGCTCATACTATTACTCCTGTTTATTTACTCAATCGACTGTAAACCTGTAGTTGACTAATAGCAATACTAATTTCATTTATTGTAATTGCAAAGGTTCACATGTGTAACCGTTTGGTGTACATTTGGGTTTTTTTATCAGGCGAGCAAAATGACACCGAGCAGTTTTTGGCAAGATATCAATGTAAGTGAAATGGCGGCACAGCTCGGCTTGTCACGCCAATCCGTTTATAAGTGGAAGAAAAGCGAGAAGGGCATACCCGCTGAAAGAGTGATCGAGATATCTTCATTATGGGATATAAAAAAATCTGCAATTCGGCCTGATTTATGGGCCGAAATAGATGATTGAGGCGAATTTGGAGCCTGTAGAAAAAGCCCGAGCGCTTTTCGAAGAGGGCTTGACGGTCATTCCGGC